CAGCAGCACGGCCGCCAGCATCGTGATCTTGTGCATGTCAGGCTACCTTCGTGCAGAGGCGGTCGAGGCATGGGGGGAGCAATGCGGCACAAGCCTCTATGCCCGCTTGGTTTAAGTGGAGGTCGTCGTCGTAATACATCGTCTTCCCGATCCCGGTGTTCGGGTCGAACAGCAGGTCGAAAACATCCACGAAAAGCACATCGTCGGAGTTGTCGGCGGCATATTGGCGAGCAAGGTCATTGCGCACGCGCATGTCGGCTGCCCGGCCAGGGTCCTGTCGTGATGGCATCGCGCCCCGGAGCAGCAGGGCGCTAGCCCCGCCGCCACGCACCACTTCGTTATGCCAAATCTCAGTATAATAGATCGAGTCGGCGGGCGAGAAGTAGTCATTGGTCCACATGCCCAGCGCGGAATAGGCAACGCCTCCCTGCTGGACATACGCGGCAATCGCCGCCTTTTCGCGGGCCATGCGGGCAGGCGAACTCAGACCGTCGCCATCAGTGGTCGGGAAAGACTGTGACCCGCCCACGCCGGTGCCCGAGGGATTGCCGGAATTGCCATAGGCGAAGGCATCATACCCGCCGTCCGCAATCGCCTTGGCGATCGAGTTTGCCCAGTTCACGCCATTGCTGTCACCCGTGACGAAGAACGTCGCACCGGCGACGGGCATCAGCCCGGTCGGGGGCAGGATCGTCAGCGGGATGGTCGTCTCGCGCTGCTCGACCAGTGGGTGAGCCGCAACAGACGCTTCGACAAAAGCCGGCAGGCCGCCGTCATAGGCGTAAGCCCATCCGCCGCCCGAGCGCGTGAACGTGATGTTATTCGGGCGATCCGTGATCGGCAGATCGGTAGCGGCCGCGCCGATGACGGTGCCGCTGGACGGCACACCCGCCACCAGGGGCGCTGAAAAGGAGGCTACCACCTCACAGCCCCAAGATGCGGGCGTTCTTCAGCTTCCGGCTTGCCTGACCGTCGAAAGCCTCAATCCGCGCCTTGGTGCCGACCGGCCGATCTCCGATAAACACCGCCGCATAGGTACGGTTGATGTCGCCGTTTTGCATGACGTCGCAGGTCTTGTCGTCGTTCAGCCGAAAGCCGATCACGTCGCCGGTCGCAGGCGCAAAAGCAAAAGCCCCGCCGCCTAGTTCTCCGCTCAGCACGCCATTGTCATAGTATTTGAGCCCGATCAGCCCGTCGTTCTTCTGGAACAGGACGAGCGCGGCACTCAAACCATCCTCGCTCATGCCGACGTACCAATTCGCCACCAGCACGCCGGGGACAAATTCGAAGGTGGCGATGTGCGAGGTGGAGTTGGTTTCCCGTGGCTCGGTGTCGATGACCGTTAGCGGGCCATAGCTGCCGGGCGCGGGGGTAGGGGTGGTGCCACCCCCCATTGATGCATAAATCTCCGCGAACATTGCGTTGAGCTTGACCGTGCCAGCAGCCAATGTGTCAGAGGTTAGAATTTCTTGCCGAGCCATGTCAGTTGCTCCCGAAAGTGATGGTGGAATTGCCGAAGGTGATAGTCGTGTCGCCAAAGGTGACGGTCGATGTCACCGGCGCCGCCTGCACCGTCACCGTGCCGCGCGGGGCCGTCTTGACGTACAGCGCCTCGGTGATGGTGATATCCGGCACGACCGATGCGAAGGTGCCCGACAGCGTGCTGCCCGCGATGCTCACCCCGTCGCGATCGTCCTGCACCCGTTGAAGGTAATCGGTGCCGTCGTAGAGGGGTGCGACCGTGGCGGTGTAGGGCTGGCCTACCGTCGCTTCGGTGGTAGATAGGGTGAGAGTCCGAAGGGCGGTTGCCGCCTGCACCACGATATCCGACCCGCTGGTCAGGATCGTGCCATCCGGCCCTTGCAGGTCGGCTTCGTAGCGGAGGGGGCCGGCGACGCGCCCGGTGAACTTCCGATCGCCCACCTCACCGAAAACGTCGATACCGTTTTCCAGCAGGCGCTCGGCTACCACAGGTCCATTCCCGGTCGGGCGGACTAGGATGAATGTCTCGCCCACCTGGGGGGTGCCGTCGCTGTTGATGGCGGCGGGGGTGTCGATGACGGGGCCGGGGGTGATCGGAATGCCGCCGTAGGGCAGCAGTTCCTGCTCCACGAGGGCGATCAGGTTTGACGCCGTGAAGTACAGCGTGAACCGCGCCTCTACCCGCCCGATGATTGACCCGAACGACGCCACGCCCGCCGAAGACGTAGAAACGGACAGCGAACCGGTGGCGATGATATCGCGGCCGTTGAATGTCCGTTCGGCCAGTTCGACCTGCACCGACCGTCCCAGCAGGCTTTCCGAAAATCGACCGTCGCGGACGAAGGCGAAATACGCGCCGCTGGGATCGGACGAATAGACGCCCTCGATCTGGTGAAATAGAACCCGGCCCGGTTCATAGAAGGACAGGACAAGTCGGCGTTGCGACCAGTTGATGATGGCGCTGCCGGCCATCATCTTCATCTGGACGCTCATGATCCAGGGTTCGCCAGCGCCTATCCGGTAGGACGCCAGCCGATCGTCAATTTGGAGCATCAGTGGTTCCCCCCTTGGATGGTGTGAGGCGCGGCCATGCCTCGATCAGCAGGCGTCGCTTGTCGTCGCAGGCCGCCAGATCGAAGCGGCCGTCACGGATGGTGGCATCGTCATCCGCTGCCGTGGCGCTATCGTCCGGCTGGCGATGCTGCGGCGTCGCGCGGCACGGCGTCAGCGCCGCTGCCGGCGGGCCGGGGATCGCGGGCAAGGTCGGCATCGAGGTCATCGACCGCGCGCACCCGGTCAGCAGCCCGGCACAGCACGCGGCCAGCATCAGTCTTCGCATATTCCCTCACCGTGTCTGAGGAGCGGATGATGATCGGCGCGCGGGACGCGGCGCGATCGGCATAGGTGTCGGTGGCGTCGTGCAACCGGGTGACGAAGGCCGTCTCAGCCTTGGCCGCCACGGTCGCGGCGTTCGCGCGGTCGAGTTCGCGGGCGGACTGGCAGGCGATCAGGTCCGCCTTGTAGCCGGCCCGGAGGTATTCGAGGCGGGCGGCCCATAGGGTGAGCAGCAGGACCGGGACTGCTGGCCAGAAGCGGCGCAGGGCGGCAAGCCATGTCATGCCAATGCCTCGGCGGGCCGCTTGCCGCCGCGCAGGTCCGCCAGCGCCAGATCACCGGACCACTCGAAATGCGGGCGATCCTTGATCGACTTGAAATCGCCGCCCCACCGGAAGCCGGCCGCCTTGCCGATCGCGCCCACGCGCGCCCACAAGGCGTTCGTGGCCTTCTGATGCGCGGGGGTGTCGCCCCACCGCGGCAGCGCCAGCAGCGAGGTCGGCACCACGTCGAGCGCCAGGCCGTAATTGTGGAAGCTGTACCCCGGCCGGGCGTTCGTCACGACCTTGCCCGGCTTGGTCCGGCCCTGCGCGTAGAGCGCGGCCTGCGTCCCCATCGAGCGCAGGGTGAAGGTCACGGTCAGGGGGATGCCCGCCGCCTTCGCATCCGCCAGCAGCCGTTCGGCCATCTTGCGCACGCGCGGGTGCAGATCGTCCAGCTTGCGGCTGTCGGCCATGTCGTGTCTCCGGTGGAAATGGATTTCCGAAAAGCGGCAGAATCTTTCAGCTGCGGAGGCGGTCAGTCCGCCTTGTCGGTATCGACGCCGAACACGGCGCTGACCTTCTGCAGATAGCCTTCGGCCAGCTTGAAGATGCCCTCACCGAGGATGCCGAGGCCGGCGCCGAGCATGAGGCCGCCGAGCGGCTCCGGCCGCTGCGAGATTACCAGCGCCGCCGACACCGCCAGCGCCATGCCGGTGACCGGGATATCCAACGACCACCGATGCACATCGCGGACGTTCTGCGCGGCCCCGATCCAGAAGCGGGCAGAGAAGCAACCGAACAGCGCCGCGATCATGCCCGCCGCCTCGAACTGATAGCCGAGGAAGTGCCAGATCGCCGGGGTCGAGGTCGTGATCGTCGCCCCCTTGCTCGCGATGGCGGCAGCGGCGACCGGTAGTATTGCACCCATGGCCGCCCCCGCTTTTAGCATGCTGCCGGTGGTCATCATCGCGTGGACACCACGCCGACCGCCGCGATGAACGTCAGCCCACCCAACCAGAGCATCCGCTTCACCATCGGCCACGCCAGCCACATGTCGACCGGGAACGGCTCTTTCCGCTGCTGCTCGATCATGCCGGGTTCGGACAAGATATAGACCATGAGCCCGGTCACCCCGCAGCCGACCGCGATTGGATCAATCAGGCGCTTGGCGAAAAGATAAGCCGCGGTAGCCACCGGATCCTGTGGGTTCCAGCCCCACAGGCTCAGGGCCTCCGCTCCGCACCGCAGGGTGATGCCGAGCGCGAACATGACGCCGAGAAACCGATAGATCGCGGCCGGGGACATCCATGTGTCGAGGCGGCGATGCCGCCACCAGTCGCCCGCCAGCTTCACGATCACCATCACGCCGATCAGCGTCGCGATTGTCATCACCGCCAGATTGATGACGACCAGCCAGCCCATGCCGTTGAAGCTGGGCGGCGCGATCGTCATGGGGCCGTTGGCGATCGACTGGACCGCATAGTCGCTGCTGTTGCTTTGCATGGCATCCTCATGGGTCTGGATCGCCCTTGGGGCGTTGGCCGGGACGAAGGAGAAAATGTATGACGAGCTATCAAGTGATCGCCGGCGACGAGACGTTCACGCATGAGTTCGACGGTGAACCGCAAATCAACCTGACATTCACGAACGGAGACAGGGTCTATCGTGTGACAACCCGTGCACATGATGAAGATGCAGCGGAACCAACGATCCATGCTGAACCAGCGTAGGGATCAGCAACACCTGCCCCGCTATGCTGCAGTCTATTTACAGTAGATCGCGGCATAGGTGGCACGTCGGGCCGCGGCGGTCATGTCGTGACCCAGCCAAGCGAAACGAGATGCGTTCGCAAGCGCGGGGCGATCTGCCCGACCGCAGTCGCCGAAGACGGGTGAGTCCCGTCAACGGTCGTTCCGGGACCATCCGTCAGGTCTAGGCCGGTCTTATATCGCAGGTTGGGATAGGTCGCGACCGCCGCCGCCACGGCGCTCTGCATCGTCGATCGATACTGCGGCCCGGTCGGCGACACAGGAACGCCACCGTCGCCAGCCTCCATCCAGGTCTGAGATACCATCAGCAGCTTTGCCGCGTTGCCCTCAGGGTGTGCCCCGAAGAAGCCTGCCCAGAAAGCATTGAGTCGACTGGTCATATCCGCAAGCGTGGTATGCGCAGTCACGTCATTTGCGCCGATCATGTAGATCGTGATGTCGCCGGCTTCCGTACCGTACACAACGCCATCAGCAGACACGAGCCGCCGCCCGCCATAGCCGTGATTGATGACCCGGTGACCGATCGTGCCGCCCAGCCGATGCGGCCACTGATCGGCCGCACTGTCGACCGAGAAGCCCTGCGTGATGCTGTCGCCGGGCGTGACCAGCAGCTTGGCTGGACGGGCGACGGGCGCCGCGAAGACCGCGTCACGCGATACGCGCCGCCCGACGATCGCCGCCGGCTGCTCATAGGGAAACACAAACTCGACGTCGTGCATCGCCGCAGCATCCATCTCGACGCGGATCGTCTGCACCAGGTCCAAGCTGGCTACGCCGACCGTGGTGGCAGACACAGCCGCCGGCACGCCATCGACCAAGACCAGCGGCGCGGAAGGCGTCTGGCGTTTGGTCGCGTCGCCCAGTCGCACATTAATTTCATACCAACTGGCGCGCATCCGGGCGCGGTCGCGGACATTGGGTGCGGCGTTGCGCTCGTTGTTCGCGTCGGCAATCGGCCGGACAAACCGCAACAACCGGTCGGTCTTGGTAACGGTCGACGCTGCCGGATAGTCGCTCTGGACGAACAGCGGGCTATCGACGGCGAGGGGCGTCCCAGCGTCGCCGCTGGGGGCAGGCGTCGCAGATCCTTGTCGGGGCCCGACCGCAGACACGAACCAGCTATTCTGAGACGAGCTGGCGCCGGGCCACACGACCGAAACCATTGCGTTCGCCGGAATGTCACCCACTCCCAGCGGATTGCCCGCAGCCTTCCGCAGCGGCCCGGTAGCGTACCCGTCGATCGTGATCTCGACCGGCCCCTCGCTTGTGAAGGGCGCGAAGAATTGCGCGGTCGCGCCGTCCACCCACTTGAACCCGCGCCGGCTCTTGAAGCGCCAGTGGTCCGGCGTGCTGCCGGTGTCGGGCAACACGATGCCCGCGGTGATCTGGGGTTCTTCGGTGTCGGCGCTATTGCTCTCCAGCACCCACTGCGTCCCATTATCGCTATGGGCGGTGGTGATGATAGCCGGCAGCGAGAGCGCGCCAATCGGAACGGGAAAGCCGTTGAGCATATTGAGGCGATGCCGGCCGTGCTGAACCGTCGTGATCCAGACCGGACCGGTTGGCGTCGCGGGGATCAGGAAGCGCATCGCCCCGAAGTTCGACAAGGGCGTACCAGGCGGCAACGCCACCCGCCATTCATTGGAATTGCCGCCGATCAGCGTCGCAGTCCCGATCGGGATGATGCTTCCACGAATTGGCTCAATGGCCGCGACGGCAGTCTGCGCTTCATCGCGCGCCGCTTCCGCTGCCTCAACGACAACCGACAATTGGTCGACGCCATCGATCGACACTGTCGCGCCGCCGGTGTCGGTAACGACCAGCAAGGCTCCAGCGGCTGGCAGCGGATGGCTGGGCAAGGAGTTGCCCGTCAGGGGCCGATTCACAGGTGCCGCATCGCTGGCATAAGGCGACGCGAGGACAATGAAGCCGCCGGTCAGGATCGTCACCCCGTACAGCACAAGGGCATAGGCCAGGCGTGCGGAGTCACCGACTTCACCCGAATAGGGGAGTGCCTGCCGGGTCGTCTTGTTGATCCGAATCCGAAGGTCGCTTTCGACTATTCCGTTGGTCGTCGTGACGCCTGCCAGACGCAACCCTTCCGCATTGCCATTCGTGACCTTCTCCAGCCGGATCAATGGCGAGCCGGGCACGTCGGGACCGAGGCGTATTTCCATCAGGTAGTTCGCGTCGGTAAGGTCGATGCCGCGCACCCGCAATGGGAACTCGTACACGTCGTCGTTGCGCCAGACCGAGAGGTCCAGGCGGGCGGTGGTGGCCATAGATATCTCCGGGGATCAGGTGTTGATGCGAAGCAGCCAGTTGTCGAAGCTGTAGCTGGTGAGAGCGGTGATGGCTGGCAGGGTCAGGTCCACGGTCAGTTCGCGGACCTTGGTCGCCCATGCTGCCTGGACGATGTAGCCGAGCGGGGGAGGGGCCTTGGGCAGCAGGAACAGGGGCACGTTCAGCGGCAGGTCGAAAGTCGTCGCGATCGCCCGCCGACGGACGCCAGCACTGACCGACAGGAGGTTGCTTTCGGCCAAGATGACAGAGCCGATCATCGTGGAACCAGCAGCGCCAGTCGCGCCGATCGGGATACCGAAGTTCAGCTTGGGGGCCGCGGCCGTGCCGGTAATCGTGACCGTTGCCGGCGACCCAGTCGGCAGCGCCGTCACCGTGCCAATCCCGACCACTGGCGATACACCGTCGACAGCCTTCAGCGACGCCAGCCATTGCGTCTCGGTCCCGCCGTATCCCGCGTCCCGCGCCAGTTGATAGGCCGACTTGCCCGCAGCGCCGATCAGGCTGGCGAGCCACTGCGTCTGCGTGCCGCCATAGCCATCTGCACGCGCGACCTGATAGGCAGACAGGCCGGGATCGCCCTGCTTGCCCTTCAGCGCCGGATCAGCGGAAGGGTCGCTGACCACCTCCAGCTCCACGGGCCAGCCGACCGGCACATCGCCGCGCGTCATTAGGACCGCCATGCAGTCCTTCATATCTGTTGGCGGCACAGGTGACAGACGGAGGCCAATCTTGCCCGGCGTCTGACACGGGGTGATTGTCAGCCAGATGCGACGGATGGTCGAGGGCTGATGGCTCATTGCAGCACCACGTTCGGGGTGTAGCCGCCACCGCCATAGCCAGGGGGCGGTGTCTCGCCTGAGGGTGCAGTCCCGTCGTCGTTCAGGGTCGACTGCCAGACTATGAACACGAAGCTCGCTGATGCCATGCGGGTAGCGGCTGGGTAAGCCTCGATTTCATACGCGGAGGTGCCGAGGTTCCAGAACAGGCCATAACTGGTTGCCTCGTTGAGTCCACCAATGTCACCAGCCGGCAGTGACAGTGACCTGCCGTCATCCAAAACGGCCGTCGCAGGGGAGATTGTGATACTGTCGGTGCCGCTGCCCGCTGGATAGGCCGGATCAAGCAGCGTGACGCGGTAAGCGCCGCGGGCCGCTTCTATCGGGGCGGCGACGCCATCCAGATCTTCCGTGGAGCGAAGGGCGGGTGTCGGAGGTGCGACACCGACCTGACCCAGTGCGAAAGCGTGCTTCTCAGGGGTCTCACCGCGCAGGACGAAGCGCACCGTCATGTTCGCCGGGTCGAGGGTGCGTTTCAGGATCACGCACGGCTGAGCAAGCAAGCCGGCCTCCTTGATGTCCACGATCAGCAGATCGCCAGGGCCGTACCGGCGCAGGCGCGGCTTGCAGACGATCTCTATCTCGCCCAACTCGCGGCGGTCGAGCAGCTCGTAGGCGCACAATTGCGCCGCCTGATCTTTCTGCTGGACCAGATTGAACTGCCGCTCCTCCCGCTTCACCTCGCCATCCTCGGTGGCGTAGCTAGCGATCGTCACCGGCGCGGTAGACTGGACATATTCCCATTTGTGGTCGCGCGACCGGTACTTGGGGATCAGCGTGTTGAGGCGTCCTTCCCAGCCCTGCATCGCACCGGTCACGATGTCATCGTCTGCCAGATCGGCCTCGGTGATGGTGTCCAGCGCGAGGCGCGGTGCGCTGACCTTCAGCCCCGGCCGCCCGCCGCGGAAGCAGGGTTCCGCGCCGCCGGCCGCCAGAATATCCTTCAGGTTCTGCCACCGCGATGACGCAGCCCCGGTCGCGGGTTCGAAGACCACTCCGCCGACCTTCCAGCCATTGGCGTCGCAGACGTTGGCGAGGTGGACGAAGTCGTCGAGGTTCAGACCATCTGCGGGGATGCCGACGCCAGCGACCTTCACGCCCCGCTGATAGCGGCCGTACGCATAGGCGAGGGCATGCAGGCCGGGGTTCTCCGACCACGCCCAGGTCGTCTCATCGTCAATGCGCTGCGCACCCGCGCCGCCGGGATAGCTGCTATCGAGCCGGGGATCATAGACCCGCACCCCGCGCCAGATCGCGCCAAGCTGCGGCACGCCGCTGGCGAAAACCTTTCCCTTGCGGTCGAACAACAGCGACCAGCCGATCGCCGCCTTGCCCGACAGCTTGTAGGCCGCGCCCCAGTTCGGCGCGCCCGCATAGCGAGGCGTGAGAGCGGCATCCTCCGGCACGGCACCCGGCTGGCGGCCAGCCCACAGGAAGCCGCCCGCATAGCCCGTCGCAGCACCGCCTGCGGCCGGGACGCCCAATGAAGCGAAATCCGCCAGATAGTCGACGACGCCATCGACCGGTCCGGCCCCCGAATAGACATCAACGATGAAGGCGTAGGGGTTGGGCACCTTGTCGACGGTAGGGCCGTAGCCGTCCTGATACTGGCGAGAGCCGCCGTAGTACGTTTCACCGATCAGGATCGGAGTGGGCTGGTCGCTACCGATCGTGATCCCGTTCACGGAGCCGCGGGCAGGGGGCGTTTTCGCGGTAGCCAGAGCACCGATATTAGCGATGGCAGCGGCGGCACTGGCGTATCCAGCGACCGAACCGGCCGCCAATGCGGTCGCACCACCAGCCGCGGCAATCGCGCCGACGCCGGTTGCGGCCAAGGCAACCAATCCTGCGACCATGCCTACAGTGCGAAGGGTCTTCGACATACGCGCCCCTACAGCCGCCACGCGGCTTTGATCTGCGGATGAGCAATCGGCGCGAGCCCGACGGCATCCTGATGATAGCCGATCACCTTGCCGCCGGCGCCGATGACGATGCCGTCAAAGGGCGGCTCGCCCTCCATCAGCCCCAGGTCGCCAACCAACATTGCGGCAGGCGGGATGCGCTCGAACAGGCTGTCGAGCAGTGCCTCAAGCGAGTCGAAACCGGTCGACCGCAGCGCCGTGCGCGCGCCGATCGGCGACCGGAAGTCAGGGATCGACGGCGGCCGGTGACCCATCGCCCGCGCCTGTGCCCGCGCGAGGTGGATGCAGGTCGACCTGCTTGCCCAATCGAACGGCCGGTCGCGGAACCGGGCGACCACCTTCTCGGTCGCAGCAACGCGGGCGACCAGATCAACCACCGATGCCACTCGCGACGACGCCGCGGGGCGGGGCGGCTACACCCCATGCGAAGCTGCCGGCCAGACCGGTGGCATTGTCGTGCCCCCGCTCACCGGGAAAGACGCTGCTGTGGAAGGCGCTCGACAGGACGTTGCCCTCGTTGCGCGCCAGCATACGCTGGGCGCGGGTGACGCAGCCGATCGCCAGCGACCGCTTGCCCTTGCCGATCGTCAACGTCGTGCGGTCCAGCTGCCAGTCGGCTTGCAGATCAGGGCTGCCGATGATGGTACCGGTGGCTTCATCGACTTCGGCAATCCACAGCCGGATGCGCGATCCCTGATAGCCGGGTCGCGAGATCGCGGCGGCTGCCGCCGTGCTGGCGGGCAGCATCGTCAGCGTGCCGGCAGGAATGACGTCGCCGACGCCTTCCTCCATCGCCTCGAACCCGGCCAGCGTGCCGAACGTATCATCCTCGCTGCGATAGACATCGTCACCCCAGCGCAGGAAGCCGCCATCGCAGAGCAGGACGGTGCGACCAGGTAGCTCCATCTTCATCAGCCCGACCAGGAGGATGCGGTCCATCAGGCGGCCTCCTCGACGGTGAACTCGATGCCGATGAACTTCTCGATCGAGATCGACCACGCCTGCTCGTCACCGTCGACAAGCCCCTCGATCATCGGTCGCACCAGCTTGACGGTGGCACCATCGGCGAAGTCGTCGCGGATCATCTCCGACAGGGGCAGCGCCGCGCGACCATCGGCATCGGCGATCACCTCGCCCGCGACGTTGTGCAGGAAATGCTGCCCATCAGCGCGGACGATGTTCAGCCAGAAGCCTTCCCGCACGACCATGCCGCGGTACAGGCCACGGATGTTCAGCGTCGTGCCCGACTGGCCGGCACCGTCGACCACCGCATCCTGCAACGGCTGCGGGCACGTCAGCGGATATTCGACCCGCAGGCCCATGCGCTTCGCCCGGATCAGGCGGGAGACGATGATCCGCCCGCGTGCCGGATCGTAGAACGGCGGGAAGGCGAGGGCGGCGCGATAGCGCGATCCCTGCCGGTCGACACGGGTCAGCGCCGCGCCGGTCGAAGGGCGCAACACGCCGCCGAAGTCGAGGAACGCCGCCGAGCCACTATTCGGCACCGCCCATGCCGGGATGTCGATCACCGCCATCAGCCGACCGTCTGCCGCGAACGCATCGCCTGCCCGGTGGCGCTGGCCGCCGCCGTCCGAACCGAGACGTTGCCGGAGATGCCTTCCACCACCGGTTCGAACATCTCACCGCGGCGCACCGCCAGTTGCACCACCGCCGGCTTGGCACGACCGCCATTGTCGTTGCCCGGCTTGCGGATATCCACCATCTCACCCTTGGTCAGGCGCATCGACACGACGTTGGCATCGACGCCGGACATGCCGCCGACCCGGAACGAGCCGCCGGTGTTGAACTTGGGCAGGTCGATGAGGTCGGTCGATAGCGCGAACTTGGTGTCCGGCCCCGCGATGCCGGTCCGGGCGTTGCCCTTGCCGAACAGCGAACCCAGCGCGGATAGGATGCCACCACCTCCGCTGCCCCCGACGCCAATGTTCACATTGGCGAACAGCCGCTGAATCAGCGCGGACAGGCTGTTGAGCGCTTCCTCCATCCCCTTAGCGACACGGTCCTTCCAGAAGTTCTTGAAGAAATCGCCGAAGTTGCCGTCCATCGCGGCGCGCATGCCGTCGCGGAAGGTCGACCGGAACGTGCCGGTCAGGCGAGCCTTGTCTTCCTCCTGCCATTCACCGGTCGCCTTGCCGAGCGCGGCGCCGGCCGACATGCCCTGCGCCTCCAGATCACGGGCACGCTGCCGGATATCGATCATCCGGCGGAGGCGGCGCACCTCCTCCTCGCTGTCGCCACGCGCTTCGGCGAGACGGACGGCGCGATCGGCGGCATCGTCCTCGAACCAGCGCTGGCGAACGGCGACGCGGGCGGTATCGACCTTGACCTGATCGGCCTCCGCCAGCCGGGTGGCCTCAGCCAGGTTCTTGGTCTGCTCGTAATAGAACGCGACCCGGCGTTTCAGTTCGACCTGCCGTTCGAGGCTGGCTTCAGCCCGACGATCGGTGCCGAGGCGGGCGACGTCGAGGGCTACGGCCTGCTGCTCGTCGGCGATCTCCCGCGCCACCGCCGCTGCCCGGCCCGCCTGGATCGTCGCCATGTCACGCTCGGCCGCAGCCCGCGCCTTGTCGAGGCTCAGGCCGGTGCGCTGATACGCCTCGATCTGCTTCGACAGCGCGAGGCGGTCCTGGATGCGCTGCTCGGCTTCTTTGTCACCGCGAGCGCGGGCGGCATCCAGTTCGGCATCGATGCGCAGCTGATCGCGATTGCCGGTGTCGAAGGTTGTATCACGGCCCTTCTTCGTCCGCTTGGTCTTGCCCTCGTCGAAGTTGACGACCCGGGTGCCGCGGTCGGCCGGGGGGACGGCGACCGGCTTGGGCTTGGTAGGAGCAGTCGGGGTGGCATCCGCTGCCACGCCACCGAGCCCAAGACGCTCTTTCAGCGCGCCATACTTATCGCCGATCCACTTCGCGGCATTGCCGATCCAGGTCATCAACCCGCCGAACTTGTCGACCAGCCAGCCCTTCACCCCTTCATAGACGCCCTTGGCCGCGGTCACGACGTTGGGGAAAGCGCCGGTGACGAAGTTGACCGCCCCGGCGATGATGCCGCCGAACGACTCTGCAATTGACGCAAAGCCATCGACCAGGAAAGCGCGAGCCGCCTCATATGCCAGCTTCAGCGGCAGGGTGAGATCGGGCAGCAGGATCGACACGATGTCGACGATCGCGCGGCAGACCGCATCGACCGCATTCTGCGCCTCGGTGAACGCGCCGACGAAGTCACCCGACAGCAGCGCGCCGATCGCCTTCACGACCGAGCCCACCGCCCCCACGATGCCGGTGATCGCCCGAACCCCGATCTGGATGACCTGAACCAGCGCGATACCGAACATCTCGGTCATGGCGCCGATAAAGGTGCCGGCGACATCCATGACCGTCTTGATGATGGTGACGAGGTTGCCGAAGCCCGAGCCGATCGGGCCGTTGACGACCGACGAGACGACCTTGCCGACCTGTTCGAACAGCGCCGAGAAGGCCGGGCCCAGCGTCCGCTGCGCCACGTCCCAGACCACCGAGAGCGCCGCCGCGATGCTATCCTTGAACAGGAGCAGCGCGCCGATCGCCCAGCCGACCGGACCGGTCAGACCGAGGATGGCGCGGCCGATCGCGCCGAGGCCGACGCTGAGGGCGCGGGCACCGGCAAACTCGACAAACATCGAGGACAGCGTGGTCAACGGTGCCACGATCAAGGAAACAGCGCGTCCGATCAGGCCGAACGAGCCAGCCAGGCGCACCGCTATATACTTGGCCACCAGCCCAAGGGCGACGATCAGCGGGCCAACAGCCGCAGCGATGACACCGAACACAACACCGAGTTTCACGAGGGTCGGGCTGTTTGCGATCGCCTCCATCATGCTGGCGAACGCGTTCTTCACCGAGGTGATCGCAGCCGTCAGGCCCGCCTCGCCGATCGCGATCTTTAGGCTTTCGAAGGCGTTGGCCATGCGGGTCGTCGCTGCGGCTTCGCCTTCCAGGCGCTTGGCGATCTTGCCGCCGACGTCGCCGCCGGCGATCTCGCGCTGAAGATCGACGATCCCTTGGCGTCCCTTTTCCATGAGCCCGATTGCGGTGCGCGCGGCATCGGACCCGAAGATGGTTTTCAGGGCGTCGGTCTTCGACTTGTCGGATAGGCCGGCGAACGCCTTGCGCAGCACCTCAGCCTGCTCGGCGAGCGGCTTCATTCGGCCGGTGCGGATGTCGAAGAACTCGATACCGAGCTTCTTCATCGCGGTTTCCGCCTCCTTCGAGACGGGCACGAGGCTCTGGATATACGTCTTGAACGAGGTGCCTGCATCCGAGCCGCTGGAGAACTGCGTGCTGGTCGCGGCGATCGACGTGGCGAAGTCGGAGAAGCTGACGCCGGCCGATGCGGCCACGCCGCCGCCCTGTGCCAGCGCCTGCTGGAAGTCGAGGAATCCGAACTTCGACGCATCGAGCGCGCCGACGACATTGCCGACGACCGTCGGCAACTGCGCGGCCGTCACCTTGAACTGACCCATGGTGTCGGTGACCAGTGCGGCAGCATCCGCGACCGGAGCGGCGCCGGCCGCAGCGAGGTCGAGCGACGCCTTCAGGCCACCGCCGAGAATATCAGCCGTCGATACGCCAGCCAGCCCCAGCGCCTCGATGCCATCGGCGGCTTCGGTCGCGCCCTTGCCAACGCGCGGACCAAGGTCGCGTGCCTGGTCAGACAGCGCCTTCAATTCCTTGCCGGTCACGCCCTTCAGCGCCGCCTCAACGCGCTTCATCGAAGCCTCGAAGCCGCTGGCGGTGCGGTTCGACGTCACGGCCAAGGCAGCGAGCGGGGCGGTGATGCCGATCGTCAGCCCGGTGCCGAACTGCTGCATCTTGCTGGCGACCGTATCAAGCGTCCGGCCGATCTCGATGAACGTGCTGCGGAGCCCGGCGAGGTCGCCGCGGGCGCGGGTGACAGCCGGGCTCCAGTCGCTGGCATCCAGAACGAGGACGCCGCGGAGGGCGCCGATTACTGCATCGCTCATACGCCCTCCTTCGCTTCGGGACCGGCGATGGCCGACCACATCCGCGCCATCGTCAGCAGTTGATCAGGCCCCAGCGCCTTGCGGCGGGGCTCGCGCTTCTTCTTGGCGAGGACGTCTTTCAGCGCCGGCATGCGCTTGGCGCGGTGCAGGGCAGCCGTGTTCCACGCCAGCGTCATGCGTTCCTGATGTGTCGTCTCGGATGCCCGCCGCTTGCCCTCGGCAATCATCGACAGGAGACGAGGGGTCGACCGCCAGAAGCCATCCGGCTCCAGGCCAAGTTCGACCCAGATCGTCAGCGCGCGGGCGTAGTCCCAGCCTTCTTCGGCCTCGGCGCCTTTCCCTCCGCACTCGCCGGCTTCGCGTCGGGAAACGCGGCCTTGAACGCGGTGGCGATCAGTTCGCCCGCTTTCTCCATGCCGATGTCATGGATGAGGCGGCCGGCTTCCATATCGGTCAGGCCGGGGTGGTGGGCGTCGAGCCCGACCCGGAACACCGACCGGACCATCGACGGGCCGGAGATCGTACCCAGCTGGTCGGGATCGATGCCGAGTTCGGTTTCGATCGTGCAGAGCGCGTTGAAGTCATAGACCAGCGTGAACCCGCCGCCGGCCGCATTGAAGGCGACCTCGCCCCTGGTGCCGTTCGCCATGATCAGGCGGCCTCACGCACGATCGAGCCGCTGACCCGGCCGGTGATCGTCGCGGTCAGGCGATCGTTCAGCGGCGCGGTCGGCTGGAAGCCACGGATGAGGTTGTTGAAGGCCCAGACCGCACCGTTCGGCCATTCGATCTCGAACGGCACCGGGCGGCGCAGCGCCTTGGCGGTCAGGATCGCCTGCTCGGTTGCACCGCCGGGGATGTAATTGATCCCGAAGGAGCATTCGCCGGGATCGGTCATGCCGCCGATATATTCCTTCACGCCGTCCGGCGACCGGAAGTGAGACACCTCGATCTCGTCATCCATCTGCTCGGGCGGGGTGATCTCGAACACCTCGCCCACCTCGACGAACGCCGCGGCGTCGGGCGCGGTCTTCATGCGGAGGATGATGCCGAGGCCGGTCATCGCTTGGCTCTGTGCCATGGGTAATCTCCTTCAGGTCAGGTCGTGTGGTGGAGGATGCGGTAATCACGCGAGTTGCGGTGGACCGGCTGGTCAGCCGCATCCTTGTCTTGTCCGTCGCGCTCGGAGAGCAGGAAGCAGCTGTCGAAGGCGGGGCGGGGGAGCGCCTGCATCGCCTCATCGATGGCACGGGCGAGCAGCTTCGCGTCGCCGTAGGTAAGTCCGAAACTGTCGATCTGGACCCGGTACGGGAGCAGGCCGTCGCGCCCGGCGAAGGTATGGAATGGCGTACTGCTGACCACCTGCATCCGCGCCGGCGGCAGCGTGGCATTGCGCTGGCCCCAGTCGAGGCGGTCACCGGCAATGGCTGCCACCGCCGGCCATGCCAGCAGATGCGCGATCAGCGCTTCTTCCATGACCTAGCCCTTCGCCAGACGTCGCAACCGGTCACCCAGCCCGTTGCGCACTGCGGCCTGTACGCCCCCGACATTCTCGTCCCATGCGGGTCGGAGGTATGGATTGCCCGCCTCGTCGACGGTACCGAACTCCTCAGTGATCGCCTGCGCCATCGACCCCGGCCCGACATAGGCGGCGACGACGTCCGGATCGCGGATCTCGTCGGCTGCCTGCGAATGGCTCAGGTGGGTGCTGGCACCGAGGGAATCATGCAGCCTGCCACTGCGCTGCCGGACAATGCCGCGGGCGGTATCGGCAACCGGCGCCAGGGCATTGACCGCCAGCCGCTCGAGAAAGTCACGATCGGCCAGCCCCTCGATCCGGCCAGGCCGCTTGTCCATATCAGCGTCGCCTTCCAGGCGCATGCCGGTGCGGGCCATCAGGTCTGCGCCGCCGCTGTGCTGAACTCGATACCAACCCGGCGGCCTCGCCATTCCTTGCGGCCAGTGATCTCATAGCGGACACCGTCGCATTCGATCAGATCGGCGTTCGTGATCGTCTCGGTGAGGCTGTCATGGCGGACACCGAAACGAGCGGTCAGCTTTACCCCCTGTGCCCCAGCGCTGACACGCTCTGCATCGCTGACGTCTGACCGCTTCGACCAGCGCTTCCCGAGCAGCATCGGCTCGGATTTGACCGTAGAAAATGCATCGCGCGTTGGAGCGCTTCGGAAGAACGAGATGCGGGTGGTTAGCTCGCTAGTGGTGACAGTCGTCATTGACTGACACCGAACAGCGAGGCGACCCATACCGCCTGTGGATCGCCGAACTGATAGCGCGCCAAGATAACGATCGCCGTGATCGCCAGCATGGCAAGGATGGTCGCCAGCTTCATCAGCACACCCGGCGTTTCATGGGAGCGATAAGCCATCTGACCGCGGGCGACATTGCGCCATCGCCCGCCTTGCCGGCCTCGCGATTTGCATACCAGTCGCCGACCAAGAGAAGGATGGCCTGCGCCACAACGGTGCGGTCATCGTCGTTCAGACTGGGCCACGTCGCACGGATCGACTTGCTGGTGTAATTTTCGATGCTCCGCCGAGCGGCAGCGATAAGGATAGCCAGATATGCGTCCTCCGCCTGATCACCGGCGTCGAGGCGAAGATGCTGCCGGACTTGATCAAGCGTGACGGGTTCGTCAGCCATCAGCGCACCTCGTCAGTTGAGTATCGGGGCCGGGAAAAGGGGGAAACCCGGCCCCGCCTCAGGCTCAGGCCGCGTCCTGCGCCTTGAGATTCTGCTCGACCGCCTCGGCACCCGTGATGGTCGGGTCGTTGAAGTCGATCTTGTTCTGCTGGACGGTGGTGCCCGCCCGCGGGTCATTGTCCACCGCAGGATGTGCGGCATCGATGTCGGTCACCTGACGCGGCGCACCCGACGGCGAAAAGTCTCTGGCCGGCGCGATATTCGCAGCGGGCGATGCGTCGACAGCGGGGGTCGCTGTCTTCCTGGCAGTCTGCTTGCCCATGGTAGTCTCCTCGGTTCATCGAAACCGTGGGCGCTGCCGCGCGGCTTCGAAGAACCGGGCCGGCACGTGGCCGGCCCGGTAGAGTATCGACGCTGTTACGCGCCGATCTTCAGCGCCCGCATCGGTTGCGGGTTGTGGACGCCGCCGCCCACGCGCTTGGTGGTGTAGAAGTGGACGAACGGCTTGTTCGAATACGGATCGCGCAGCACGCGGATCCCGACGCGGTCGACCACGAGGTAGGTCGCCTCCATGTCGCCGTAGAGCGCCGAGACCGCGCCCGCCGCGACGGTGGGCATGTCGGGCATCTCGACGATCGGCGCGCCGTTGAGCGTTTGGGGCTGGCCCAGCGCATAGGACGGCTGCCACAGGAAGTTGCCCTGACCATCCTTCAGCTTGCGCGCGGAGCCGAGCGCCTGCCGGTTGATGAACAGCTTGGCGTTGCCGGCGAACTCGCTGGGCAGGGCGTACATCAGGTCGATGAAGCCATCGCCGGTGAACGCCGCAGCGGCACCGGAGTTGACCGTCTCGATCGCGCCGTAGGGATGCCGCCCCGCATTCGCGCCCCCGGTGACGTAGGTCAGGATGCCATAGGGCTTGTTGGCACCGTCACCAGACAGGAAGCCGATACCCTCCTGACGGGCGAACTCGCTATCGACCTCGCTGCCGAGCCACGCCTCGAGATCCACGGCCGCGTCATCGAGCAGCTGCTGCGAGATCGCCGGGTTGGCGTAAAGTTCGCCCGGAACGAAGTCGAGCACGCCGATTTGCGGGGTGGTGGTGGCGGGGCGGCTGGCGGTCTCACCGACCCAGCCCGATCCGACGTTGCGATCCGAGAAGTACTTCTTGAACCCGGCGACGCTGATCGTGATGACCCGGCTCTCGGCACGCATCGGGCTGATCTTCTTCAGCTTCTCGCCGATCGTCCGATCCCACTCGATCGGTGCGAGATACCCGCCGTCGGTATCGGTGCCCTTCTGCATCGCCGACTTAACCTCGCCGGCGGCATTGTCGCCGCGGCGCATGTGCGCCTTGAACGCGGCGGCATATTCGGGATCGCCCTTGATGTCGCCGATGACAGCACCGTTGCCCAGCTTCGCTGCGGCGACGATCCGCGACTGTTCGTCGACGGCCGTCTGCAACTCCGCCAGGGTGGCGTTGATCGCCTCCAGCTTGTCCTTGGTCAGGACGTCGGTCTTGCCCGCCTTGATCTCGGCGAGTTCGGTGGCCTGCGTCTTCTTGAACTCCTCGAACGCGGTGTTGAGGCCGCGAATGAGAGTCGCGGCGTCGCCACCATCGGCACGGACGGTACCGGCGATCGCGCGCGGCATCGCCGGCAGGGTGGGGGCCGTCAGCGTCAGGTTCGGGGGCGCCTTGACGATCGATGCAGCGGCGAGGGCGCGGAACGGGTGGGCGAGCACCGTCGCCACCGCCACAAGGGCGGCCATGTTCAATTTCTTCATGGGGGAGCTCCTAGCTCTTGATGGTGGTGAGCAGATCGGCCAGCAGGCCGGTCAACTCGGTCTCGCCGCCAGCGCCTGGCGTGTCGGCTACAGGGGCAGCGCCGGGCGTGCCCTTGATCTTGGTGATGTGGTCGCGCGCCTGCGAACGCGTGTCCCCGCCGGCGACCAGCTTCAGTTCGAGCGCGGTGATCGCCGTCCGCTCGCGGTCCAACGCCTTGGCGCTCTCATGACGGGTCGTCTTGTCGGCGGTCAGCAGCGCATCGGCGAACCCGCGCTCGATCGCGACGGACCCGGACATGTACGTCTCGGCGTCCATCCAGCCGGCGCATTCGGCCGCGGTCTTGCCCGATCGCTGGGCATAGACATCGGCCATCGCCTGATCGAACGGCCCGAGATATTCCGCAGTCTCGGCCATGTCGTGGCGGTTGCCGACGGCCACCACCCAGCAGTTGTGAATCATCAGGAACGACGCCGCGCCGATCTCGACCGTGTCGCCCGCCATCGCGATCACGGAGGCGGCAGAGGCCGCCATGCCCATGATCTTGATCGTCACCGGCTGGGGATGCTCGCGCAGCACGTTGTAGATCGCGATGCCTTCGAACATGTCGCCACCGGGCGAGTTGATCTGCACCTCGACGGGGCGATCGCCGATCGCGCGGAGCTGGGCGGTGACGGTCTTGGCCGTGATCCCGCCGCCTGACCAATAATCCTCGCCGATGGCGCCGAACATGGTGATGACGTTGTCGCCGCTCTCCACCGCCCGGATACCGGCCGCGTCTGCCGCCCACTTTTCCAGCACGTGCGGGCGGGCCAGCGCCGACACCGTCCGGTCCGCCGGCATCGGAAGGGCGCCGGGGCGGTCGCGCCCGTTCACGCCCTTGATGGCGCGGGGCAGGGGGCGCTCGGGCGTCGCGATCGGCGGCTTGCCGGGCAGCGGTCGGCCATTGAGGGATTGAACGGCACCGGGCTTGCCCGGCGCTTTCCGCTGATCGGTCATAAAGCGTCTCTCTCGATTTGAGGCGTCAGGTCGTGGCGGCATCGGCCGCGATCGCGGCGGCGGTGGTGCCGGGCCGCGGAAGGTCGTCGCCGCCCGGCAGCGGGTTGCGGTCGACATGGTCGCGGGCTTCGTTCGCCGTCAGGTAGGCGCCGTTGGGACCAAGCGCCGCCTTCAGGAATTCCGCCTGATCCTTGAGCGAGCCGCGCAGCAGCGCCCCCTCATTGAATTTGGCGTAATAGGTTTCCTGTTCGGTCGGGGTCAGCAGCCACGTCCAGACCGCCTCTTCCCAGATCACGAACCACGGCATAAGGCAGTAGGTCACGAAGAACAGGCCGAGCTGCTCGATCCCCGATCCCCAGCTGGTCTCATCGAACATCAGCAGCGGGCGGGGGACGCCGGTGAAGCGGGCGACCTCTTCGGCCTCCCGCTTCATCAGGGCGACCAGTTCGGCGTCCTTCGCGCTGGTGGCGAACATCTTCGCCTTCAGACCCTCTTCCAGGATCAGAAAATCGTCCTGCGCTTCAGGCCCGGCGTAATCGCGCAGGCTGATCTTGAGGCTTTCGATCGCCTCCTTGCCGAGCGTGTCTTCGGTTTCCAGCGCGCCGCGGGCCATCGATCCCTTGGTCAGCAGCCGGCCGACCGCCTGCTGCGCCCGCAACGCGATGCCGAAGGTGTCAGCGGCGACGTCGAGCAGGGAAACGCCGTTTAGCCCGTCCAGCGTCAGCGGGGTGCCGAAATGGAAGACATCGTCGGCGGCGAGGGTGACGGTGCCGCCCGACGGGCGGTTATAGATGAAGGTCAACTCGAATGTATCGGACAGCTTCGGCCGGACCGACTTGCGGGGCAGGGGGATCAATTCCCGGATCGCCCCGCGCGACCGCACCTTCAGGGCATAAGCCGATCCGTCGAGCAGCGCGCACAGCTGCATGTAGCTCTTGAAGCGGCTCGCCGTCTGAAAGCTGTTCGGTTTGCGGTGCAGGACGTTGAACAGGGGATGGTCCGTGGCCTTCTCGGTTTCCCGTCCGACTCGCCGCCGCAGATGGAGCGGCAGCATGCCCATCGATCCGCAGTGCAACGACATCGCGCGGAAGAACGTGCTGTTGCGCAGCGCCATCTTCTCGCCAACCGCGATGCCCGCGACGCCGGTTCGGCCCCCGCCGCCACGCATCATGTCGTGCAGCGCTGGATCGGCCAGATCGAACGCCTCGTAGGCCATGATCGGGCCGCTGGGCGCATGCCCGCCGAGCCGCGCCGCTTCTATGGCCGCACGTTGCGGCGACAGCGAACGGCGAAAGCCACTGCGTGCGCGGTAGTCGTCAGGCGACATAGGCTATCGCCTTTCCTTAGAGCCGAAGCACGCCGCGGCTGGCGTAGACGGACTTCTTCTTGGGCTTCTCGTTGGCGGTCGCGCCGCCAATCGCCATCGTGACCGTCACCATGCCGTCGATCCGGCCGCGCGATCGCTTCTTGTCGAAGCAGCGGTTGCCTTGCCCGTCGAAGTCCAGCGCTGCGTTGGCGGCGCACGAATAGGTAACCGGCGAGGAGTCGATCAGCACGCGCTTCTGAAGAATACGATCTTCGGTCCGGGTGATCGAATGCGGCATGCAGAGCTGCCGGTCTTCGAACATCACCCGCTTGCCTTGGGCGTGGCTGACGATCTTCAACCCGACGCCTTCCGGCTTGCCCGGTCCCTCGTACTGCCAAACCGCCAAGCCGATCTGCTCGCAGGCGGCAATGAAGTCGGAGATGAACGCCGGGTCGACCAGCAACTCCTGCACATCCTGTTCGGCGCAGAGGTTGGCGACCTGCTGGGCGACGAAGGTCAGGTCGATCGTGGCGCCGGGGGTGGCGACGAGATACTTGTCCTCGACCCATTCCAGATACGGGGCGATGTCCGCCTCGGCGCGCTCCCGCAACCCGTCCTTCGTCGTCCAGTACCACGTCTTGACCGCCAGCGGCTCGTCGCCGTAGTCTTCCCATGCCGCGCTGAGCGCCGTCAGGTCGTTAT